AATAATGAATTGGTGGATTGAAGAATACAAAAAATATCACAGAGAGCAAAATAACTATGGAAATGGTGGAGCTCTCAAATTTCACAAACGTCACATAGATGATCTAATCATCGACACGAAAGCAGAAACCCTTCTCGACTTTGGTTGTGGGAAGGGCGATGTGTATGAGGTCAATGATTGGGACTGGCCTATGCCTACTCTATATGACCCTGCAATACCAGAACATGATGAACTGCCTGATGGTACGTTTCATGGGGTGTTGTCAACTGATGTGCTTGAGCATATACCAGAAGAACAGGTTCCCGATATTATTGGACAGATATTCTCACGAGCAGAACGGTTCGTGTATCTTGGTATTGCAAACAATGAAGCAAAGGCTGTGTTGTCAGATGGTACAAATGCCCATGTGACTAGGAAACCTGTAGAGTGGTGGAAGGGTGTTGTAGAACTACATGCACCCAAGGACGTATACACACACATTAAAACATATGGAGATAGCAATGGATACGTTATTCTTCATGAAGAATTATATTTGGAATGGATGCTAGAAAATGTCTGATGTTAAAGATAAGTACCGATATGTACTCAAGAAAATCAAAGACCTTGATGAAGGTGCAGAATATGAGAATGAAACGTTTATTGGTCTAACAGAGGACTCTGGTCGATATGCAGGCGTTATCTACAAATATGGTAAAGTATCTATCCCAGATGAGAAAGATATAAACCCAGAAGGTGCCTTGCCTTTTCGATTTGAGTATGATATTGTAGATGATGTGGACTTGCCACAGGAGTACTTCAAGGAAGACTTCTTTAAGTTAATTGGTGATATTCTAGTAGATATCATAACGAATGAGGAACCAGTAGTTGACAACAATAGAACAGACAGCCCTAAACAATTTAATACACAATGAGCCATATGCTCGTAAAGTGTTGCCTTTCATTAAGGGAGATTACTTTTCTGATCGTACTGAACGCATTGTATTTGAAGAGATACAGAAATTTGTAGACAAGTACAATGCTCTACCCAATCAGAACTCTCTTGAGGTAGAACTAGATAGTCGTAAGGACTTAAACGAAGAAGACTACAAGCGTGTATTATCGGTGCTTAAGAGTCTAAAAAGTGATGATGATGTGAATTTTGAGTGGTTAGTAGAAACCACAGAACAATTTTGTAAGGATAAGGCGGTATATAATGCAATTGTGGATGGGATTAAAATTATTGATGGAAAGGATAAGGAACGAGGCGTTGATGCTTTACCTAGTCTACTCACAGATGCCTTGGCTGTTGGTTTTGATAACCGTGTTGGTCACGATTATTTGCTGGATTCAGAATCCAGATTTGATTTCTACCACAAGGTAGAGGAGAAGATTCCGTTTGATCTGGACTTCTTCAATCGCATCACCAAGGGTGGACTACCACAGAAAACACTGAACATTGCCCTCGCTGGTACTGGTGTTGGTAAATCCCTGTTCATGTGCCACATGGCAGCAAACTGTCTAAGTCAAGGTAAAAGTGTCCTGTACATCACTCTGGAGATGGCTGAGGAGCGTATCGCTGAACGTATAGATGCAAACCTCATGAATATCTCTATAGATGATTTGCATGAGTTACCCAAGCAAATGTATGATACCAAGATGGATGCCATCATCAAGAATACCAATGGAACGCTAGTCATCAAGGAATATCCTACTGCATCAGCACACAGTAATCACTTTAGAGGACTGATCAAAGAACTGGCTATCAAGAAATCATTCAAACCAGATATCATCTTCATTGACTATCTAAACATATGTGCATCATCACGATTTAAGGCGAATGGAAATGTCAACAGTTACATGTATATCAAGGCAATTGCTGAAGAACTTAGGGGACTCGCAGTTGAGACAAACGTCCCGATTATGTCGGCTACACAGACCACAAGGAGCGGGTACTCCAATAGTGATGTGGGTCTGGAAGATACGTCAGAGAGTTTTGGTCTGCCTGCTACAGCTGACCTCATGTTTGCACTCATCTCTAATGAGGAACTTGACGAACTGAATCAGATTGCAGTGAAGCAACTCAAGAACCGATACAATGATCCTACCACCAATAAAAGATTCGTTATTGGCATAGACCGTGCAAAGATGAAATTATTTGATGTGGGTGAGGACGAACAGAAGGGTCTGGCAGATAGTAATCAGAAGGAAGACAAAGACCTATTTGCAAGCCCTGTATTTGATAAGACAGAATTTGGTGAAGAGTGGAAAGTTTGATTATACAAAATGAATTTTAATTTTATAGATCGTAATGAACTATACAAAACTTTAGAGACAAACGATCATTTAGAAATTACAGAAAATGAAGTTGGAGAATTGACATATTATTCCATTAGTAATTTTTTGAAAAATCCTTTGGACACGATATCAGTTTTAGAAAACTGGCCAGCGTTGGACGGTCATGTATATACTCCCGGCGCTCGGCAGAATTTTACTCCTATGGATTTAGTTCCCATAATAAAAAAATATCAATCCCTTTGCTTTCAATTAGGACTACCAAACGCTGATGTGACTAAATCTCTAAGCACCTCTTTGATAATGTCGAAGAATATGCAAGTCTGGAAAAATTCATGGATGCCGCATGTAGATAACAATTGTCTGGTTGTTTGCAACATCTGGCTGTGTGATTGTGTTGGAGGCACAGCATTTTACAAGTACAAAGGACACTATAATAACGACAGTCTAATCTTACCAAAAAGTAAAGTTGGTGGAATAGTTATGAACAAGCTTGAGAAAAATATCATTGTCCCTTGGCAAAATTTTGAGGGAGATGAAGATTGGGAATTGTACCATGTTGCGCCAAGCACATTTAATACCTTGATAATTTATGAAGGGAAAAATTTTCATGGAACATATGCTGAGTTTGATGAAAAATATAGATATTCTATTCAAACTTTTATATAGGAGTGATCTAGTTACCGTCTTTGAGTGCATCACGGGCCGCTTTGACCCGTGATGCCTCATTTTTCTTTAGTATTTTTGCCAGTTTAGCTGCCATCTTATCAATCTTCGCACCATAACGCTGGAGAATCCTTTGATCTACGATTGCTCGTTGTTGAGGACTCATACTGTCCCAATCGTCACCTGATTTCTTCCTAAAATCATTCATAACCTTCATCTTCGCATTTTTCAATAGTTTTGCTGGGTCACGCATCCTTAGTGCGGCCTTCTTCTTTTTCATCTGAAATGCACCTGACTTGGCCATCTTAGACATTCTTCTGCCAACTGCCTTACGTTGAGCAGTACTCATCGCTTGTCTTTTCTTTGCCTCTGAGTATAGTTGCTTGAAGGTTTTCATTTGACTAATCCGTTATAAGTTACTTTGAGACTCCATTGTTTGAGTTTACCACCACTACTTGATCGAATGGTCATACCTAATTTAACAGACTCGTCTTTAGATTTTAGTTCTAGAACAAAATTCTGTTTGGTGTTTGCCGCATAGGATTTAATAAATTTAACTTGGGGAAGAAACACACCAACGGCATCTCTATCAGTTACTTCTTCATATTGTTGTCCACCAATAGCTTTAACTACCATTGTTGGAACGTCTGGTGCCTCTCTAAGAATTGCATCTTTAATCCAATCCATACTCTGATTAACATTTTTATTTAACCTGTCGATAACACCTCGCCTTGCTAATTCTAAGTACTCATTATAGTATTTGTCTTGATCTCTTTTTGATAGACTTTCAATCGCTTTAATAGTCTTAGCTTTGTCTTTATGCCTACCGTTTGTCCCACCATCAAAATTATCTATGGGAGGCATACCTTTGATTTTAGAATACACCTGATTGTAGATCAACAGGCGTAGTGCGTCATGTCCAGACTTATCATTAAAACTTGGACCTTTACGGTTAACAAATATTGTCCTGTGATATGTGTTTAGTTGAGGTTCAGCAGTCTTCTTACCACCAGCCTTGAGACTAACACCTAACATAGCACCATCTGTATATTCTATAAACATGTCGCCGGGATGATTGCTTGGCACACCCGTTGGTTTACCACGATATCCCCAATACACATTCTTGATAGGTTTTGCGTTGTGCGAGTCATTTATAAACTTTAATATTCCAAACGCTGCATCCATTTTCTCTGCATATTTGGACGAACCTTCAGCAGCATTGACTGTTTTTTCAGCAGCTGGTAGATCAGACTTAATAATACACTTACACGATGATAAGTCAACAGCCATCAGTTTTTCCATGAAATCCTCAACACTCTTAGGATTTAATTTCTTTTCAAATGCAATACATGGAAATAGTTCTGTGATACTAGAATTGAGTGTGCTTTCTCCCATACCACCAGACTTAGGTTTGACATTGATTCTAAATTTTCTTCCGTCAAAAACACCATCAATAGGATCAACAGAAGAATTTGTAGATGCAGTATTTGCTGTGATACCAGCATTCTTTAATCGTCTTAGTATCTCATCTCTATCAGTATCCCTATCTTCAGAGGAAACTCTAATTTGTACTGTTGCTCTTTCAGATTTATCTGTTTGTGTAACTTCAAAACCATCCAACACATCTGTAGGAAGATCAATGTCCTCAGCAATAAGAGATTGTATTTTGTCGATATGACTGATTGTGTTTTCTGTACGAGGCCTAACCTGTCTAAGTGCTGTTTGTATTCTCATTTGTCCCATGCCTTTATCGCTGTGAAGTTATTAAAGGAAAATTCCATGCGGTCAACCAATTTGACTGCACCACCGCTTACTCTATCTATCGCCACATATCCCTCTGGGTTAGTCGCCTTGAACCCGTTTGCTGTCTTGATGAACGTACCAATAGACTTAACCTGATCCAATTTGTTCACGATCAGAGATTTTGCATCAACCAGTAAATTCTGAAACTTGATCACGCTGGTCAGTGTCATAGTGAACTTACGCAGCTCACGAATGTATTCTTTCTGTATGGCTTCGTATTTTGCCTTGCCCTTATCAGATTTCGACTTATCAATCTGTTTCTGTATCGAGTCATATACCCATGCCTCATATCCCTTGGAATGCGCCATTGGGTTAGTAATCTTTTGCCCTGCTCGGACCTTACTGTTGTTATAGGTCTTGAGAGATGCCCCTGCCAGTGTACCAGTAAACTGCCCCTGTAGTTTTAGAAACCCCTTTAACTTACCAGCATTGATTGTCTGAAACGTCTTACCTGTATCACTCAATATTTTGGTGACTGCATCTGTCTCTTTTGCAGTAAACGTTGCGCTTCCACTGGTATCCTTATAAGTGGCATCATCCATCCACACACTAGTAGGTTTCTTTAACCCCGCAATATTTGCACCGAATGAGGCCTTCATTCCCTGCAAAGTATCACCTGTGTACGTTGTGTGCCAAACGATACCAATATTCGCAGCCTTAATCTGTTTACCAAAATCACTATCCACAGGGACAGCATAGACAATTGTATTGGGTTGAAACGTATAGTATTTCACACCATCAATCGTATCAGTATCAACATCATCCGTAAACATTAGATCACCCTGCAATACACCATCAATGCCTAACTTACTCAATTCCGCCAATGCAACCTTGAACTTACCATTCAACGTACCGCTCAGATCAGCATCAATCTCTGCATTACTCTTATACAGTTTAGGTGACACATTGAACACACTCTTTTTTGCAACAAAGAACGTATCATCAGAAGGATCAATACCAGCAAAGATCGCTGGTGCGCCATCCCACTTAACAGTCATATTCACAGAGGAACGACTCGCTCCAGCCATCATATCACGCAGAGAACGAAGGAAGTTAATCGCCGCACGGCCACCATCCACACCATAGTTAAGGATTTCATCTTCAAGATGCTCAAGGTGCAAGTTCTTGCCACCCTTGTCTTCATCCAACATTTGTTTAAATTTCATCATACTACCAGTATACTCCATATACGCTGTCGAGTCAAGTACCTTGTATTTAGTAGAATACATATATGTACACAGGAGAATTCAATTCATGCCAAAATCAAAACATACACCATGCATCAAGGTATGCACATATGACGAACAAGGATATTGCCTTGGATGTTCACGCACCAAAGAAGAAATACAAGGATGGCGACATAGAACAGAAGAACAACAACTCGCTGGTATAGAGATGCTACGAGATAGACGCATGTGGAGAGCCAACGAGATATGATTTTCCCATAAACCCCATCAAAACATTGAATACCAAAATACCACTCTTTCATAATAAATAAGAGTATGCAAGACATAGAATTTACGATAAGAATACAAAGCACAGGAAAGACATTCACCGTACCCAAGAATAAAAGTATACTTGATGTATTATATGAAAATGGAATAGATCATCCTTCTTCATGTAAGGTAGGTATGTGCAGTAAGTGCCTTGTTACCTATACAGAGGGAACAGTAGATCATCGTGATCTGCTTAGTAACACAGATATAGACCATGATACACAACTAACAATATGCTCATCAAGAGCGTCATCACCATTATTAGTGATAGATTTAGATAATGCGGATGAAGACGATGAATTCTAAGCCTTGAGGGGTATATTTAGTGATTCATTAAAAAGGTTAAAATAAACATGTGGCTGATGTAGTTAAAGTCCACAGACTCTCGCCACAATTTCCCCACACACACAAATTAATTCAGAAAAAACGCCAGAAAGTACTTGACAAACCCTTGACAGTGTGTTACTATCTGCTTGTAGGATGGTTAATAAGACATATAGAGGTTATAAGAGATGAATACTAATGAATTAAATCCAGTGGTTAACATAGGTACTGAGAAGAACCCTTTGATGGTTCTCTGTGCCACCACTATGATGATGATGTATGAGGAGGCCACTGGAAAGGAGTATGATGTAGACAGCATGGATGACTATCTGAACTACTGTGATGGTTACCGTGATGGCTACAATGAGAACCTTGATGGAATTAAATTAACAAAAGTTGCAAATTAGCTGTTGACAATCTCTATAGTGTGTGGTACTATAGAGATAATGAAGAGAGACTTCTGGAGTGGGAACCACCCACTAGGGCACTGTGCCACTGCTAGTCTCTCCCACGAAAGGTTTGTTAAATGACTACACTATGTGCAACAGGCAAGAGCAGCCTTGATGAGGTTACTCCCATGTATCTCTGGGCGTATGGCAACTATCGGTATGAGATAGAGGTCAAGCCCAACTCATACTTCTCTGACAGTGAGGTATTTGAGTCTTCATATGAGGATGCGCTGAATAAGTTTGAGAATATGGTTGACAAAGTATCTTTGGTGTGATATACTCAGAGAGTGTCACGAATGGTCTTGCGTATATTGCTGAATAGCATTGTGGACTGACACTCTCTCTTTTTTATAATGGAAGGCACTGGGCCGCTCATCACTACGATGTATCTAATGGATACAGCGCACATGAGGTGAACTAAGAGAGGTTCGATTCCTCTCCCTTCCACCCTTAGACAAGGGGGGGCATTAAGACTGGCATATAATATCTAATCTATAACTCCAATAACGTCCCT